AAAACCTCACACCCTATTTTATAAATATATGAACGAAATTATAACAGATTACTTAGACGCAAAGCAGCTGGCAGACAGGCTAACCGCATTGGAGTTACACTCCACAAGTGAGTTGGCTAGGTTGGAGTTAGAACGTGACGATGCTTTGTCACAAATTGTACAGGCTGAATGCAGGGCAGAAAGATTCTGCCAAGAACGCGACGAGGCGCGGGATGCGTTAATGAAAATTGAAGATTTATTTATTGATGGCACAGATATTTATGCAGATCGTGAAAAGATGGGGATGATTGCCAGAGAAGCATTGGAGGGCGCAAAATGAGTGAACAACCTACACCAGAAACGGATGCGGCATTGTATCCAATGAACGGAGTTGATATTGTTTGGCCCGAATTTGCTCGCAAACTGGAACGCGAGCGCAACGAGGCGCGGGAGGATGCACAAAAATCAAAGGCATACAAAAGGGTATTGAAGGAGACAAATCTTAGGCAAACCGAACGCATACGCTATTTAGAGGGAGCAACTCATCACGCTTGCGGCACTCCGCTTTCCGTAGCTTTGAAAGAACGTGACGAGGCTAGGGATGCTATCGTTGGATGGGAGAACAAGTGGAAATGCGCGATTGATATGGCAGCAAGAGCAGAACTTGAACGAGACGAGGCACTAAAGTGCGCTAAAGAATACTATGTGGAATTCATAAGGAATGCTTCCAGTGATAATAAAGTCAGTAAACCCAACCCACTAAATCCATTCTATAAATATTAATATGAGCGAAACACCATACACGTCCGAGGTAGAACGCCTGAAGGAATGCGACAAGGACTATCGCTCCATTGCCGCACAATTGTCCGTATTCTGCTCCGCTGCTATATTTGCACTACGGGCAGCCAACAAGGATCTGGAGGAGGCACAGGTCAAAGCTGAGATCATTCCTGACCCGTTCGCTGAACAGGCTATCGATGATATGTTCCAATCCTACCTAGAGTCACTGCGCGACTACCCTGAGCTAATGGCAATCGCACTCAAATTCATACAGCAATCACGATAAACAATGCAACTAACACTCAACCCTGACGAGATCCAGATATGTCAACTCATTGGCAGGATGCGTTCACTCATTGCACGAAGCAATGGAGTCAAGGATGCCAAGATTGGCAACCAAGACGGAGCGGAGGCAGACGTTATCGGAATGATGGCAGAGTATGGTTTCGCAAAGCTAATGAATGTATTCCCTGACCTTGGACTATCACCGAGGAGTGGATCCCCTGATGGAGTAATGCCAAGTGGCAACAGATACGACATCAAAGCATCAAAGCATCCACACGCTCGCTTGCTATCCACGCTCAAGGCAAACCCAGACGTTGATGTATACGTCCTGTGCGTTGTGGACGCTCCAGCACTCAACTACGTTGGTTGGGCATGGCAAGAAGACCTCATCAAAGCAGAGAACATAGTCAACCTTGGTCACGGAGAAGGCTACGCATTAGATCAAGACAAACTAAAGCAATTTTAAATATCCAAATGAAAACATACCTAGCAAAATGGCCAGATGGCACAATCTCCGTACTACAAGCAAAAAACATGATAGATTTGTTCTGGGATCTCGACATGGAGGCAAACCCATTGTCCGCTAAACTCTATGAGCTTCCCAAACGATTCCAACTGACAACCAGCATAAAAGATGGGGAAATCGAAACAGATGAAATCTTCGTAAGAACAAAATACAAGGATCTGAAAGAGATTTTCTTTCCATCAACCATCGTTGATGATGCACACAACCAAATCATAAACGCAGGAATACAAGCAAAAGTTTTGATTGATCTAGATAAGGTATAAATCCACACAATCATGTACAACTATACCCGCTATGAACTGGACAACTGAACAACTCAAAGAGAAAGGATATTCCCTCGCACCTGACGGACATTACTACTATGACTATAAACCTCCATCTAGACGGCTACTTGACACCCTCACTAAACACGCTCCTAAATTGCCATTGGTCAAAGTACCAAAAACAAAAGAACCTAGCAAGGACTGCACTGCTAAGTGCAACCCGCTCTACACTCTCGCAATTACAAGATTCTCCACAAAAACACTCGACGTTGACAACCTTGCTGGAGGAAGCAAACCTCTCATTGACCAAATTAGATACGCCAAACTCATCCCAGACGATAACCCAGAAAGCGTCAACATCACGTTCTCGCAAGTCAAAGTCCGCACCCAAGCAGAGCAACGAACTGAAGTCACAATTACCAAAGCGTAAACCCAAACAGTCACAATCGCCATATGAGCTTTAAACCATCCAAGAAAATGGGTAGACCACCAGAGTACAACGAGGAACTCGCAGAGGAAATCTGTGAACGACTTTCAATGGGCCAAACACTCTCATCCATCTGTAACCTCGAAGGTATGCCAAACTACTCAACAGTATGGAGATGGGAATGCTCAAACGAGGACTTTCGCAACAAATCTCATATCTCACGCAAAATAGGCACTCACGCAATCGCTGATGACTGCATAAGAATCGCTGATGATCCAATGCTCGATGCTCAGGAGAAGAGGGTCAGAATTGACACTCGTATCCGTCTATTAGGTAAATGGAACGCACGTCAATACGGCGATAAAATCGAAATCGAATCGACACAAGCCAAGCCACTCAACGTCACATTCACAATAGGTGATCGCAATGCAGAACCAATAGAGCTAATTCAGGGGCGAGATCCTCAACCAGCGCAACAACTGATCGAGCCGCAGATCGAAGCGGAGGCGCAAGAGGACTTGTGATAGCGAACGATTTGCCAACGCAGTATAACCACAAAAACCGCAATCCTGTCGATAATAATCACCATATAGTGGTAACTATTTTCAAATACCCCATATCTAGGGTTAAATCATAAATGGTCAAATTATGCCCCAAATGCAGTTCTACGACCCATGTGATGGAGTGCCGTGACTTCGGCAATCGATTTTCGAGACGTAGATACTGCGATAACCAGAAGTGCAACCACAGGTACTCGACATACGAAGTGAGCGCACAAGACTATTACAATTTGAAACAAGTCAATAACATGAAAGCGAAACTAACCGAGATCCTAGAGAACCTATGAAAGCGCATGAGATAACACCAGAGATGCGTATAATCCAGCAACAAAAGCAGCAGATTAGAGAATTGCGTCAAATCATCCACGAATTGCAGCATGACGTAAACAAGCAGAAGTCCTTGATCAACAAGCTGAAGAACAAGGAAAACAACCAATAACTTCCCATAACACCTGTAGTACATAATGAAAACAACAAAAATGAGATTCCACGCACTAGGGTTACCACACACAGTTACATCCAAAGAGTTTAATGCCTGTGCCTACACGCAGAAGGTAGTCAAATTCGGCAAAATGATGACAGACAGAGGCCATGAAGTCATCCATTATGGCCATGAGGACAGCGACCTTCAATGTACCGAACACGTCAGCGTCCTGACTAATGAAGACTTCGCTAAGAGCTATGGCAGTCATGACTGGCGCAAGACGTTCTTCAAGTTCGATACCAATGACCATGCATACCAGACGTTCTATGCCAATGCCATTCGGGAGGTAGGTTTTCGAAAGGAAAAGAACGACTTTATTCTTCCATTTTGGGGGTCTGGAGTCAGACCGATATGTGATGCACACCAACATGATATGATCGTAGTTGAGCCGGGGATAGGGTACGCGGGGGGTCACTGGGCTAAATGGAAGGTTTGGGAGTCATATGCCATCTATCACGCTCACTGCGGCATGGGTGCAGTAGGTCAGTGCCAGCAAGATAACTATTCCGTTGTGATACCTAACTACTTTGACATCGATGACTTCACCTTCAACGACAAGAAGGAAGACTACTTCTTGTACCTTGGCAGGGTGTATAGCGGCAAGGGTGTTGATATCGCCATCGATGCAACGCGCAGGGCAGGTGTTAAACTGGTTGTAGCGGGTCAGAAGGAAGCTGGGTATACATTCCCCCCTCACGTCGAATATGTGGGCTATGCTGACGTTCCTAAGCGAAAGGAACTGATGTCTAAAGCAAAGGCATCATTCCTTCCTAGCCAGTACGTTGAACCATTCGGTGGAGTGCAGATCGAGAACCTGCTATCTGGCACACCAACCATCACCAGCGACTGGGGTAGTTTCGCGGAGAACAACCTCCACGGAGTCACTGGGTATCGATGCCGAACAATGGGTGATTACGTCGATGCTATCAAAAACATTGACAAGATCAGACCAGCGGACTGCCGTGCGTTTGGTGAGAACTTCACGCTTGAGAAGGTTGCACCGAGGTACGAGAAGTACTTCCAAGACGTGCTAGACGTGTACAACGGAGCAGGTTGGTACGCTGATGGCAACGGAATCGATGCAATGACAATGACTTACCCATCTAATCAACAACAAACCTTGTGACAAATACTACCCACTATTTGTCACGAAACAATATGAATAATACACCAGAGACAGATGAGATAGAAAAACATGACGGGCTTACAATCAGCGATTCAGTAACAACTTGTGGTGATGAATCAAGTTTCGTATATATTAATGTTATTCATGCCCGTGAGCTTGAGCGAGAGCGTGACAGATGGAAGGACTGCGCTACCAAGCTAGTGGAATCATCAGGTTGGCATGACCTGTGGCCTCAAGCGGTTGCACACTACAGGAAATTGAAAGAGGAACTGAAATGAGTGACTACACATTTGAATCGCAATACTGGGGAGACTGCTGCAACACGTTCGACGAAGACCAGAAGCACTACGTCTATGGAAGATTCATGGGACTGCATCAGGTTGGATACGGATTCAGTCTGTCAGGCAAGTCAGTGATCGACATAGGAGGCGGCCCAACGTCCATGCTGTTAAAGGCAAAGGGACTTGGCAGGGCATTGGTGGTGGATCCGCTCCAGTATCCACAATGGACTTACGCTCGCTACCATGAGCATGGTGTTGAATGTCTGGTGATGCGAGGTGAGGACGTGGTAGAAGAGGGGTTCGATGAGTGCTGGATTTACAATTGTCTCCAGCATACTGATGATCCTGCGTTAATCATCAGCAACGCATTGCGAGCAGCAAAGGTTCTTCGCATCTTTGAATGGGTTGATATCGAACCACATGATGGGCATCCTCAGATGATAACTAAAAAGATACTTGACGAGAGCATAGGTAGTGAAGGAAAGTTAGTCCACCTAGCTGAATCAGGTTGTTTCGGCTTGGCATACTTTAACATACATACAAAATGAAATTAACTACACCATACGAACAATTCGTTCAATCAATCGTTAAGCCGGGGCATGACATACTTGTCCAGCTAACACCACTTCAGGCATCCATTCTCCACATGGCAGTTGGAGTCAGCGGCGAAGCGGGTGAGTTGCTGGATGCAGTGAAGAAACACGCTATCTACCAGAAGCAGTTGGACTTCGACAACGTGCGAGAAGAGGCAGGAGATATCCTGTTTTATCTGACTGGTCTACTAAACGAGTTAGGTCTAACGATTAACGAGTGCATGGAGGCTAATGTAGCGAAGTTGTCGAAGAGGTATCCGCAGCACCAGTACAGTAACGCGGCGGCAATCGCCCGTGCAGACAAGCTGGAGGTTGCTGACGAACCAGTTGTGCTAAAGGACGATGATGACTTGGATGGAGTAAAGGTGGAGCGGGTGTGCCGCATCGAAGATCCAGAGTGCGAGTCCTGCCAATAAGGTGTCATATATGGGATATATTATCGGCTATATCGTATTAGCAGCTATTATACTGTATGTTGTATACGATGGCATGAAAGGGTTTGACGAGTGAATACTCTGGAACATTACATC